AATATCTGTCTGCGTGTTGTTATCCTCTAGGACTTCTTCCCAGTATTGCTGTGTGTAGTCTGCGCCGTACTCAATCGCCAGCTCAATGCTTTCCTCACGGAAGAATGGGCGATGCTTTAAGCCACGCATCTGTGTGCGGCTCATACGGTGACGCTGAACAATGTATTCTGCATCGTGCATACTACGAGCATCGGGATCAGGATACAGGTTCCAGATCGATACAGATTCTACTTTTGGAATGGTTTTGAATGTAGGCTCGTATTCACCGTCTGCATTCCAACGTGGGTATTCTTTATCGTAAGCAAACGGCCCCTTCAGAATACCTGTACCAAACAAGGCACACTCAAATGCGACAGACCGTAAATGCTTATCTGCATCCGACTCTTCAAGCTGATCGTGGATCAGACCTTCCATAAGCTGTGCAGACTTCTTGGCTGGCTCGTATGTAGCTGCCGTAGGCACGGCACCCGGCCCTGACTGTAGAGCGTCTTGTACTGGCTCTAGTTTGTCTTTGTATGGTCCTGCCTTATCGAGCAACTCGGGACGAGCTGTAATAGGACGCAGTGGTGTCTTGCCATCTGGCCCCATCTGTTCCTGTGCTTCGAAGTGTATAGCCTTCTCTGCACCTTCGGGATTACGGGACGCCTCGATACCAATTGGGAACTTAGATCCTGCAAACAAGACATCTGTAACCTGTGCGTAGGCAGCAAGTACTTTTGTCTTCGTTAGCTTGATAAATGCCTTAGACTTCTCTGTGTCTGTGAACTGTACCTCTGGCCCGTATATACCTCGGTAGTTACGGTAAGCCATCAGCCATCGATCTTCGTCGGGTTCACGTCGTGTCTTAGAACGCTCGTAGCGTTCACGCACATAAGCAACTAATCCTGAGAACTCTAGGTTCTCCTGTTCTACACCACCGTCTTCTTCCAGTGCGACTACGTTTGTAGTCTCCGTGGGAGTGTCTGGGGATAGATCTTCTGGGCGGGACATCAAAGCCATATTTAGTATCCAAATACTGAGTCAGAGGGTTGCCATTTGTTGATAGGTTTGTCGCTAAAATCAAATGGGCTGAATGCTCGTGGTCGGGACATAATCCCGTAGCGAACCGAGTCATAGGCGTGGTCAGATGCATACCGTGGGTCGATGTCATCTGTACCTTTAGGATCGGATGGAATGACAGGTAAATCTGATATGATCTGTCGGCAGTGGTTAAAGAAGATTATGCCGGGCAGTTCCGTGTCTTCATTCACTTTCAACAGTTCGTGGAACCTGTTCTTTCCAGCGATCCTAGCTCCTGCAGATCGATCTGATGGTCGCCAGCGGCAACCTTCTGCTATCATCTCTTCTGCAATGCTTGGTCCTATTTGTCCTCGATTGTGCCAACACGAGCTATCGAGAATGCCATACTGTATTTTATCACCTTGTTCAGCACTAAGTATAGCCTTAGCTAAATCCCTACCAGTGTGCTTACTTACATACAGTTCACGGTAACAATAGAGTGTTTCGTAGGAAGGGTCAATAGCAAACCAGTGTACCGCACTGTGTGAACTATAACCGTAGTCGCAGGATCTAAACCGCCGCCAGTCGTCTGGGATATGGAACGGTTCGCATACATGTACCGCCTGTCTGAACTCTGGGAAGGCTGCACCGTCTGCAATCGCCCAGTCACCCTCTAGTAGTTGTCGTCTCTGGTTCTCTGGCAAAGACAAAAGGTTGGCTTCGTAGGAACCGTCATCTGTCAGATAAGGGTTATCGTATAGGCTGGCTGGTATGAACCTGCGGTAAAAGAGTGGCTGCCCTGCTTTATCGTGCGTCTCGGGGTATACTAGGTCATCGCCCGATTCAGGATCTTTAGCCACAAACTTGTGGTTGGCGGGAGCGGGATCAATGAACATCTTCTTGACCCACTGATGTCCCGGCCCGCCGGGGTTGGTTGTTGCCCTCATAAAGATAGGCAGATCAGGGTCCGTAGTACGCAATCGAGAGCGCATGTAGTCCCAAGCAAAACTGGTGGGGTGTTGAGTTAGCTCGTCAAAGCCTATCCAACTAAACGCCTGACCTTGGTAACGTAGAACATCCTCGGGACGTTCAAGGTACGTCATCCATAATCTAGCTCCCGAAGGGAACGTCCATTGGCTCTTCTTCTCCGCCCATTTCGCTCCCGGGTACGCTTTCGGATATAACTCTTGACTCGCCCATACCAATTCACGCAGTTCGTCGTTGGTTCGTCTGAGCAAGAGTCCATTGAAATTAGGGTTTGCAAAGTAGCGGAGTGGGTCTGCAAGTAGCCCGGCCGATTTTCCACCACCTGCGGCCCCGCCATAGAGGACTTCTCTTTCCGATGCCGCCAGAAATTCTGTTTGCGGCCCGGGGTTTGGTTTGAATATGACTTCACGTTCTTGAGGTGCTGCCTCAAAATCTAACCCTTCTGTTACGCCTTCGAAAGGTTGCACCAAGCCTTCTTCAGGCTTTTGTCTCGCTTTCAGCTTCTTCTCAGCCATAGTGCGAACACGCTTGGCGTCCGCAATCTTACGCTTGATCTTAGCTTCTTCTTTCTCAGCATAAGTCTTAGGCTTACGCTTGCGGTGCTGCTTATCCAACGCTTTCTGACGCTGGCTCTTCCCACCAGTCTTCTGTCGCCAGATGTTACTCAGGCCTTGGTGAGATAGCCTCTTACCCGTTTGCTCAGATACCCAAGCCGCCGTTTCACGCAGCGAATGCTCATTCTCAAGATAAGTGAACGCCTGTTCCAATACCTGCACAATAATCGGGTCAGGTATAAGAATGAGAGGGTCATCTTCGCTTGCCTTATACGCATATGGAATCTTTGCGTTGGGGTTAGGTCTAGTCTTCGGTTCCCAGATCATCTTCAGTCTTCTTTGGGGGCAAGATGAATAGGCCGTTCTCTGGTCCTTTCACCTCGACTTGCTCCTTCTTCACCAAACCAGTACGGTCTAGGATTTCACGAGCTGCAGCTACAGAGTTCCGTGCGCCCATTGCACTCGGATCGTCTAACACTCCCACAATACCGAAGGCTGCTTTCGGCGCATTCATCGCCAGCACCATCGATGCTTTTTCTATAATCTCCTCACGCAAGGCAGACACCACTTCGGCAGTCTTAGTTGTGCTTGCGTATCCTGCCAGCTTCATCGCCTCACGGATGTTGCCTTTTGCGTCTGTAACCAAAGCCTCTAGGAATGCTTCCTGCTTCTCTGTCAGCTTCTTTTCTTTTACTAACGGGGTCATAACTTACCTCAAATATATGAAGGCTAGGCCTACTGCGCCCGACAGAACCATCCAGAATATGCGTTCAGCAAACGCAATCTTCTGACCACGGGCAATGGCCTGACGCTCCATTTCGTCCAGACGGTCATCAACCTTCTGGATGCAGCTATCAAACTTATCCATGCGCTTAAAAAGAGTAAGCATCCGTTCTTCCATACGGGCCATTGCAACCACTGCTTCTGAAAGTCTGTCTAGCTTCTCTTCCATTCGACTCAGCCGATCTTCGGTCATGCTTTCTTCTTCCCCGACTTCTTTTTGGGCCAACCCTTCTGCATGTCCTTATAGGCGCTAGGGCTGATGGTACTGTTTTTTTTAGAACGGCTGGTGCCAGCCTTGCGGCGTTTGTTTATGTTACCAACGAGGGAATTCTTAGCCATTAGGATCTCCGTGACTTCTTGCCTGAACACTTCCACTTCTTCCTAGATAGGCGTAGAGGGCTGTTAGGGTCTTTTGCCGCTTTCGGGTGTTTCTTCATTTGACCGTAGGAACGAGCACAATAGCTATCACCCTTGCTAGTGCCCGGGGCGATCTTGTAGCCCTTCGCACCGTAGCGCACCGTTTTCTTGCGGCCTGTCTTCTTATCCGTGACAGTCTTGGAATACTTCTTATCGCCTTTAGCCATGCGGGTTACCTTGTGAAATAGAAATACAACCCAGTCCCTGCACCGCCCCAAACAACAAGAACAATGAAGATCCATGTCAGGACTTCGATGAATTCTTGCCGTTCTTTCTCACGTTGTCTTTGAGCTTCCTTACGGGCGGTACGGGCTTTAGCTTGGTACTCGACCCACGCATCGTACATTCCGGGCCTTCCAAATAGCCGCATATGCGACTGAAGGGCAGCCTTTTGCTGGTTGATCTTCTCCAGTGCCAAGAACTCTTCGAAGTCGTTAGCATCTTTACCTAGAACCTTATTGAAAGGACTTTTCTTGCGCTTTTCTGCTTTTGCTTTGAGGTCTTCTTCAGCACCTACAAAGGCTGCTATCGATTTAGCGCAATCCGCTAATTCCTTCGAATTAGAAATCGCTGTCTTTATAACACCGAATGCAGCATTAGCAGCGGCTAGTTCCGCTAACATCCCCGTTTACCACTTCCCTAATTTGGCCTCTACCAATCCCGATGTCGTGTAGTTCACGATCTGTCATATTTTGTAGAATCCAGTAGTCAGCTCGACGCTGTTGTGATTCCATGATTGCCTTCATTATTCTCTTGAACATAATTACCTCCATTTGCATGTTCTGAAGGTAATTATACCACACCTAACTAGGTGGGACTTCTATCAAGTTGGCATACCCGATTTGACCTGAACGCAACGGCCTTTAGCCATCTGCCCTTGTCGGGCTAAGTAGTCCACGACTTGTTGGACCTCTTCCTTACAGGCTGCTTTCTGATCGAACAGCTCTGTACGCACTAACTGGTTACAGCTAACGGCTGCAGGACTGGAGCAGCCAAGTACCACTGCAACCCAGAGCATCATTTCTTCTTCTTTTTCATATAACCGCCGCCGTAGGCTTCTTGGATCTCACGATCCTTGCGCTTCTCTGGCGCTTTCGGCTTTGCAGTCATATAGCCGCCGTTGTATGCCCGTACATTGGCACCACAGTTAGCTTTCTCAACTTTCAACTTCTTCATCTGTTATTCTCCATTAAACGAAGGGCTAATGCGATGTCTTCCTTCACTTCCTGTGGGTCTTCACTCACATTTGGGGAAGAAGCATCGTCGGTCCAATAATACTCAGAGTAGCCTCTGAACTCATGGGCGTCCTCGTTTTCGGATATCATCCCTTCCTCTACCAAGTAGCGGCGGGTATCCTTCAACGATAGACGAATTCCTGTGTTCGCCTCGATTGCGGCTCGAACATAGTATAGGTTAACTGGGGAAGACATAAGATTGCCTTATGTTAAAGCATCTTGTCACTAACTGTTATACCACGAAGGGATTAGTTAGGTCAACAAGTGAGTGGGGGGTAAAGAATTCGCTAGACAGTCAGTAAATTACATGTTATAACTTATTTGGCTGCGGAGCGGACAAATACCTATATACCGATGTTCGCAGGTAGCTAGTTATTTCCGCAGCCCTCATACAACTCAAGCTGTCTGTAGGGATTATATTCGGGGCGCTCGATCTGGGCGTCCTTTTGCTTTTCTAGCCATCTCGCAACCTGAATGACCTCTTCTAGACTCGCATCATTCTTAATTCGGTTCGCTCGATTGGATATGATCATCACATTCCCTCGAACGTAGCCCTTCTTAGGGTCCAACCTGTCCAATGACGGGCTATTATCAACCCCAGACCGACTATCTGCCAGCCAATCCAACTGAATACCCAAAACAGGGCAATATAACGGGAACGGAAGCAGATCATCGACCTCAATATCAAACGGTATGTCTGAATCCTTGCATCGGGACTTAGCTGACTGCAAATTCCAGCTCATCCGCTTCCGAATATGGTACTCCAACAACTGTACCTTCGAAATATGATCTAATTCAGATTCAGTCCACATCCTTAGACCACCCATCGAACAGATCTTCCGCCGCAGACAGACTATCTTCCATCTGACCTGCTACAGTCCGCATCTTCTCAGCCGATCTCGCCAGCTCATGGGCTATTGAATACAAAGAACGGTACATCTCCACACCAAATTCACGGTGTGTATCGATCACTAGCTCAGTGACCGCCTCGAAGGGTACCTTAACCTCAATAGGATCTTCGTCTTCGCCCACAAACATGAGCGTAACAAGGCGACAAACCCCATCTTCATCGATTTCTATATCATTTTCTACATAGCACTGAATCGGTAACGCTATGTCTACGCCGTTGTGGTCCATATAACCCTCGTCGTCAGGCGCATGTCTGGTTTTCACCAGAGATTAACAGCACAATATGATACAAAACAGGACCAAGTCAATAGTTAGGTGTTACTATCGGTGCGCTTAACCCCACTTTATTTACAAATACAGCCGAATAATCCCCATAATTATACTCAGTATTTTGACAATACCACAATTCTGGTCCGCATAGGGGTCATTTACGGTGTCATTTTCCCAATCTCGGGCGGTGTTTGTATACGGTAACGGGTACCCCCGGGGGTGGCACTCGCCCGGCCCCGATTAGGCCCGATTTATGCGTTTATGGCCTCGAAAACCCCTTATTTCGTGGCGTTTTAGCGATATGCGGCCTGTTTTTGTTGTCTGTTCTGTTAACTGTTAGTTATCGGAACCGATAAGCGACAAAAAACACCCTATCCCCCCGAGGTGTGGGGGCGGTTTCGTCGTCTGATGAAATACTTGGCGGGATTAAAGAGCGAGAGCACGGGGCGTGAGCGAG